GACTTAGAGAAACTAAATCCATCGAGAACAGGAATCTCCCAAACGACACCATCAAACTCAATAAAGAGTTTCGTGTCCCTAGCAAAATATAAATGTTGTGCCATAGTTATCTCCTATGTATCTTGAAAAGACTTGGTCGTGAACGTTTGTTCCTGCCAGTATTTTCTAGTATCGAACCTCTAAGAGTATTTCTCCTACTCCAAGAGGATCTAATACACCTTCGTCAGTATCAATACTGACTATTGTGTTCTGATGGGTATATTGTACGCCTCCGCGTCTATCAACATACCTCATTCTTTGATTCTCTTCTAAAACTGTTTCAACATCTTCTAGTAATTTATCAAGTGCATCTACGGCATCTTCTTCATTTACATAACAACGAATTGTTACGCTTAAAAACCTATCTTTATATCCGCCCCCTTGATAAGTACGAGTTTCTCCAGACGCATTTAAATGAATGGCTGGAAATTCTTCTATCTCGTCCCAAAATTTTAGTCTTGGGCTTACATTACTACCAATATCAGTTAAAAACTCTCCTGTACCATTAATCTTTTTTAGTACATCTACGAGAGCATTAGTAATAGACTGACGTCGTGTAGTATAATCTCTAACTGCCATTACTGTCTCCTAGTATAAAACCGCCCTAATGCTAATCCTGCCGCTATTTCTCTTATAGACCTATCAATTAATTTTCTTGGGTCTCTTTCTGTAGTTGCCCAAGGATACCCTCCTATTCCTACTTCGAATACTTGATATGGGTCTTTCATATATGTATAACCAATACTTGGAAATCCCTTAGCAGTTTTACTTACATCAGTTATTCTAACACTATTTGCAAAAGTACCCGTTACATTTGAAAGTCCTGGTGCTCCCATATTTTTTCTAACAGCATCTGGCAATTTTTTATTTAAAAGTGCCATTAAAGAAATCATGCTGCTATTAGCAGACGATTTTCGTGTTTTTGTAATTTTTCCCTTTTGTAACGCAGCTACAGAAGCTCCCGAGCCTTGATTAGTTCTAACTCTTCTTTTTCGTGTAAAAGGTTGTTCTGCTTTACCTTTCCCACTACTTTTCTCTACTTGGTTTTTTCTGCCTGTTGTTTTTATATTTGGATTATTTTTTACTAAATTATAAAAAGTTACACTAGCAATTTGCTCTTTCAGAGGTAGTGAGCCTGCCTGTTCTCCTATATCTTCAATTTGTTTTATAAAAGATTCTATAACCCCTTTTTCTATTTTGTTTGATTGTATCTGATTAGACCAAGCTGATTGATAAGTTAAAACTGGAACGTAGCCTTTTTTAAGATTACCAGTTTTTCCATCAATTACAGATTCGTGTTCTATTGTTAATTCTATATTTCCTTTTATAGTTTGTATAATATCTTTTAAACTTGTTTCTTTTCCGCCTATAGAAACTTTTTCGTTTCCTGCATGGCCCATGTTGATTAATCTTTCAGCTCTTAATAATCTAATGGAGGAAGCGGCTGCCCCTCCTGTAAGAGCGTCTGCATGGCCTATCTGCTGTCCATATTTTTGATTTTCTGAAGTTTTTAGTCCAGCTCCACCTATTCTAAAACTTTTATTAAATACTTTTTTTAAATGCTCCTCTAAGATTTTATTACCTGATTTACGTATAGTGTCGTATTTGCTAATTAAAAAGGCTTCCCCTTTTCCTTTTAAAGTATTTCTAGCAGTTTCGAGTTCACTTATTCTGTCATTTACAGCATCTGTTAAACTACTATCTTTTAAACCTGTTTTTCGAAAATGATTAGTAAGATTTTGTTCAACTTTACTTTCTTCGGATTCTAAATACTTTTTATATACCTTATAAGCGTCTTCTACTACATTTTCTAGGTTGGTCTTATTTTCTTTTAGTTTATCATAGTCTTGGGAAGCTTCAAATTGTATAGTTCTTAAAATTACTAAGCGAAACCTTTTCTTTAAAAGAACAAAAACTTGCCCAGGCATTCTAACTAAGTCTATTCTTGACTGAGCATCCTTTCCCTTTTTCTGAGGACCGGTTTTTTCTAAATCTGCTAAAACTTCTTTACATAGTTTATCTAAATCTGAACCTGCCATTAGAAATTCTTATATAAATCCAGAACACGTTTTATGTGGTCTGGAAATGCTACACTATTTCTCATACTTGTAGTGGGGTTCTGTAAACTTGCTCCCCCAAGAGTCTGACGCTCTTTATGCTCGTCTTTCAAATAGTAAGTAATTAAATCAAATACTGCAAGTTTTAAGTCGGATGGAGTTGCAGAGTACCCAGCAGTATAAACTACTTTTACAGCGCCTGGACCTTGTGGCCAGTTCTTATAATTTGAACCATTTGTTGTACGATAAAGACTATCGGTAGCTTCATCTAAATAGTATTCATAATTTCCAGTAGTAAGAGTAATATAGCTCTGGTCATACCCAGATCTTTCTTCTACTGAAGTTATTGTATTTACAGGGCTTTCTGTAAGCTGTATAATATGAGTGCCCCAATTTACATTTATATATTCTGTTTTTGCAGAACTATAATAATCAATAATTGAGTTTCCACAATAAGTTTTTACTAATTGACTCACAGAAGTAACTAAGGAAATAATCCTCTGGTCCTCCTTCGGAGTACTAATTCCTTCAGCGTCTTTGTATTCTGTAAGTGTAGTTAGATTAGCCATAAGTCATTTAGTAAAAACTCGGGGGAGTTTCCTCCCCCAAGTATCTCAACTATTACTGGTAAGCCCAGCGGATAGATGGTTTGTTGTCGCCAGCGTTGGCAAACAGCTCGTTGAAGCCCAGAGACTGTGATGCAACGATCACATTCTGCTGATCTTTTACGCTGTACTCAGTTTCTATGTTAACGCCACGGAGACGTGGAATTACATAGTTGTTCATGTTTACAGCAAGAGCGGCTGTTGAAGTAGCTGCACTAGCGGCATCAAGGTTATAAGCTAGCTGGTCAGTAGCAATGACAGGTGAGCCATATACTGAACCAACCATACCTACACGCTTGGTTGCCAGGTCGCTACCAACTTCAGTTACGTCTGTGAAGCCAGAAGCATCAATCAGTTCGTAATAAACGTCAGTCGGTACGATGTAAGCGACATCAGAAGGATTCAGGCCGTATTTGCCCATTTCCTTTCTCATGCCGAGCAGGTTGGCGGGGGTAACTTCAGCAGATGTTGAAGCATCAAGAGCTGTAGTTGCCGAAGCAGTAGCATAACCGCTAGTATTATCAGTACCAGAAGCACCAACAAGACCAGTAGTAAAGCCACCAGAGTTACCTACGAGGATTGCCTTATCAATAGCAATAGCGTGAGCACGTGCCAGGGCAGAGGTAACCATGGGAAGGACAGAAACAACGATCTGCTCGTCAGTGTCATTCGAAATGAATGTACCTGAGATCAGACGATGAGCCTGCAAGATGACCTGAGATACAGTGTAGTTGTTGTCACTGTTATCAGTCAACTGGTTAGAAGAAGCAGTGATGCCTGCTGCACTCCAAGAAGCACCATTGGAATCAGGAGCAAGTGGCAACACAGTGGCGCCAGAAGCAACCTGAATTTCGCGGAAAAGAGGAGCAATCTTCATTTCCTGACGAACTTCTTCTTCAAACTGCTGAGAAACGATTACATCGATACCAGCAGCAGTGGTAGAGGTATAGTCAACACCAGCTTTTTCAAGCATATCCTTCGCATATGCAGTGTCAAAACCTTTACCAGTGATTTTACCAAGAATATGGGCAGACAGAAGGTCTTTACCAATAGACTTGAGTTCCTGACGACCACGGCCAGAGAAGTCACGCTTGCTGTTACGCATAGCTTCCAGCTCAGCAGCTTTCTCTTCAAGGTCAGCCTTGTACTTGTTAAGAATTTCCGCAGATTCAGCTTTTTCAGCTTCGAATTCCTTGCGAATATCTGCAACTAGCTGCTCAGCACCAGTAGTGATGCCAACACGAACAGCTTCCTTCTGCTCAGCCTCAGCAGCAGCTTTTTCAGCTACTTTAGTGGCTTCAGCTTCAGCGGCAGCCTTTTCGGCAGCCTTTTGCTCGGCTTGCTTCATTGCCAGATTTGCAGCAGTTTCTTCTGCTACCTTCTTTGCAAAAGCTTCCAAGTCGATTTCCGGAGTTTTTACATCTTCGGACATTTCGATCTCCTTTTGTGTGGAAGATTCTTCCACGCTTACCGGTGTATCACTAGCTATACTAGAAGTATTAACTTCATCCTTAGCCAGAGACTGACCGGCTAGATCTACACGATTAATGAAAGTTTTCTTGAAGTCTTCGTATTCAGCCATCGAATCAAAAGACTTCGAAAGTGAGAAAGTAGCTGCTTGATTGCAAGGCACGGAAACTACCGATACTTCAAACAACTCAGCATCCTTTATCATTAGTCCCTCGGTTTCCTGTAAGTAATCAGCATCCTTGACTCGGAAACCAACGGAAAAAGCTCCAAGAATGCCCTCTTTAACTAGTTCGCACACATTTGCAGGTGCGGATTTGCTAATTTTTGCCTCGAGTTCGAGACCTTTATCTGTTACTTTTAGCCCAGTAGCTCTACCAATAGGACGGTCATAGTCATGATTAAAAAGAATAATTGGATTCTTTTCAAAGTTTCCTAGCCCGCCTTTACTCCATGCTTCTGGAGAAATAGAATCTCCCGCACGGTCAACATCATTGGTGCTAGCCATTCCACGAATAATGACAGAACCATCTTCTGTGGCTTGTGACTTAAAAGTAGATGTGAGATTAAAAATTTTCTCCATCATTTTTCACCAGTTTTTACTGCTGTTGCAGTCTTCGCCTTTGGCTTTGGTGGAGTTTTCTTTACCGTAGCTTTAGGCGTAACTTTTGGTTTTTCTTCTACTTTGGGGTTATGAATAAGATCCCAAACGTCTGGTACTTCCCTTTCTATCATAACTAATAAACTATTCCACGAACCTGTTATTCTGTCAATTTCTTTAACTGTACAAGACGGTGGAAAGTCTTTCATCTGAGAGTATTCCTTTCTAGTAGGAACACGTCCAAGTTCAGCAAAAAATAAACCAACTTCTCTTGCTAAACGTAATCTTTGTCTTTGCCTTCTAATTGCTCCCATTAGTATTTTCCTCTTCTATGGGTCGACCTCCTAAATCAGGATTTGCAGCCGAACCAGCAATATTTGCGGGAACTCGAAGCTCGTCATATCCTTCGACAGGTTCAAAGCCAAGACTATCTCTGGCTTCGTTTGGACTAATAATTCCAGTATTTACAAGTGCAGAATAATACTGAGACTGGTCTCTTAACTCTGGTTGCAGAGCTGGTATATCTGACACATCTTCTCTAACTTCAAAGCCAAAGAAGCGTGTAAATGCAAAGTTCATTTTACGAACTATTGGAAGTATTGTTTCCAAATAGTACAAACGCATATTTGGTCGGATATTTGCGTTGTTACCTGAATCTAGCATGATTGGTGGTATGCCAATCGATTTCAATATAATCTTTTCGTTTTCTTGAATCGCATTCGAGAAGTCAAGTTCTCTAAAGTTTACAGCAGATATTTTATCTACTTCTAAACCGCCATCAAGAATCAAAGGTCTGTGTCCGCCAGCGTCAGGCTTGTAACGAACTGCCCATGATTGTAACATTCTTTCTTTAATCTTTTCAGACAAAGTATTTGGAGACTTGAGTACCAGACCTGGAACTGCTCCATTTTTAAAGAAGTTATCCTGAAACTTTCTCATGTTTGCCATCAACTGCATTGTGCGCACTGCTGGCTTTAATCTTGATACACCTCTATAAATATCGTGAAAAGAATTTTCTTTTATATGGATAATTTCGCTAGGTGAATAATCAACATCGTTATAGGTATACTTTTCAACATAAGTTCTTGAGTCTGCGTGAATAGTGACATTATCAGCGGGTATATGATACAAGTGAGCGCCATCATAGTATATGAAAATGTTACCATCGAGGATGTAATCAGTGATAACATTCCTCTTAAAAGTATTAATATCCTGAAAAGGATTTGGTTCAACATTGAGTAGAGTATTTACTTTTGCTCTCTTAATACCTTTAATAACTCCAGGTAAAGAGACTGGTTGTACTACAGCAGGTATTTCTGCAGCGTCGTCTACTACCATGTTTACCGCACGATTTACAACTTCAAGAGTTTCATAGTACATTTCGTAACTATCATGAAACTCTCTCGAACCTTGCTTATCTGCTCCAAAGTAAGCCTGTATGGGATTAAGCTTTTCTTCGGTGTCTTCTAATTTTTTTCCGCCTCCGAAAATGTTATACCATGCCATGCTTTTCTCTCTGAATTTCTACCCATTTTTTCTGCTTTGTAGCAGTTCCAAGTGATGGATCTTTTCCGTAAATTGAGTGTAACTGTAAGTGGTGCTCGTGGCAAATTGTTACTGTATGTTCGTACAATTCTGCCCAGTGTTCTTCTATAAAAATGTCTCTAAATTCTAATACATCTTCTGGGAGTACTTTTTTCTGTTTTACCCACTTATGTAATAAAGGGCTTAAACTATAAAAGTGGTGGAAGTCTAGGTCTTCCTCCGTTCCACAAATGTAGCACTCAGTGCCTTTTTGATATCCCGACTTTGCTTTGTCTCTTATGTATTTTACGAGGTCTCTCTTTAAATCCATTTTTCATTACCGAAATTATATCTAAGTTGAGGTTTTATGTCAAATGTTATTTTTCTCACCTATCATTAGAACCCTGTGACCGTGGTTTCAAATGAATACAAAGCATACCTAAGTGCGTCTGCCATGTGTGAGGCCATATCATGTTTTGGTTTTTCTTTTAATAAGTTGGGATTTGGATCCCATTGATACTGGTCTAAACTCACAAGTGAGTGATTACAGTTCTTGTGAACAATCAAGTTGTCATTATCAACTATACCTGCTACATGACCAATACCATCAATTACTGATTTCTTTGCATTGATAGTTGAGATACTATAGTTCTGTGCAAAGTCAAATCGTGTCTGTGCTGCTGCGGAGTCAATGTAAATGTAATCAATACTCCACTTTTCCATCATGTGAAGAATGGCTTCTGCGTGTTTATCTGTTGTCTTCTCTGCATCATAGTATTCATCTAGCAGATAGAACTTTTCATTATCCCAGTCATATGCAATTACACAAAAAGCCGTAGGATCACGAAAACCAACATCAAGACCGGCAAAGATATCCATTCCAGTAGTATCAAATTCGGACAAATCCGCGATGCAATCTTCCGCGTTAAAATTCCAGATCTGACCTTCATACGTGTTAAAGTCCGCTTCATATTCTTGTTTAAACTCTGCACTACTCATCGATTTCCTGGCTTCTTCAATGTCAGATGGGCTCATGCGAGGATTGTCTAAATATGTTGCACGTATGGATACCCACTCAGGATAATCATCCTGGAAGCCTCTCTCGAAGAACTTTGCAAACCAGTTGTTTCTTCCTCGAGGTGTTGAAATAAAAATCGCTTTCGAATTGTCTTTGTCAAGCGTAGGACGAAGAGATACGTTAAATGCTTCTTCTCCGTCTGTCAAAGCCGCTTCATCAAATATAATCAAATCATAGGATCGACCTACACAAGAGTCTACTTGGTTTACTGATCCCATGCGTATTGTTGAGCCGTTTGTTAGCTCAATTACTTTATCTTTTGCGTTGTCTCTTTTTACCTCTAAGTCAAAGTGTTTTATTAAGTTTCTTTGCAAATCAAATGAAATTTGGGAAAGCGAGTAGTTAGGAGACATGATAAGTATGTTCGACCCTGGTACGAGAGAAACAAGCTGTCCTACAATGTTTGCAATATATGTCTTTCCCTGCCTACGAGAGAGTGATGCTGTAACAAAACGATACTTGGGATTGTTTACAGCATTGATGAGAGCTATCTGCGAAGGCAGTGGGTCAACTCCTAAAAGTTCCAGGTATGGATTTACTGGAAGTTTTAGAAATCGAGTGTCTGGTTGTAGCTCTACTAAACCTTGTGAGTGTATATCTTTTCTGCTTATTTCTACTGTCATTTTCTTATATACCAAGATGGA